GTTACTTTCCCAGGCGTTCTACCGTTGCAGCAATCACTGCGACCATAACATCGTTAGGTAGTGCTTCGCCTTCCTTGATAGCTTTATTACCATCTTCATCAAGAATAAGGTCGTTGACCATCTTAATCATTTCACTATAGTTATCGGCACCTGTGGTTGCCATCTTAATGAACTGGTCAATGGGTTGTCTATCAAGAATCCAGAATTCAAGTTCGTCACCATAAGATTCAACAATCTCTTTTTTGTCAATAGTGACTTTAATTAGTTGTGGCTTAGAAGCCAGTTGTGTTAGTTTAAGTGCCATATCATTCCATCCTATCTTTTAAGTTGTGTATTACGCTCAATAAGAAGCGTAAGCGAGCATCTGCTTGTTCCAGATCCTTTCTGGAGCATTTAATTTCACTGATTGCTTTAGCTGCTTCAGCCTCCATACTGCGAACCAGTTGCTCTATGGTTAGATCATCAAATATCATATCAGTCCTCCTTGGACATAGTTATTTATGGCCGTGAAGAAGGGCACCTAAGTGCCCAATCCTTCCCATCCCTGAGAATTAAGCAGCTACAGCGGCTACAGCCTTTGTGTAGTCACCGTTGACTTCAATAGTGATAGGGGAAACCCACACTGGAGAGTCAGCAGAAACCGTAGGAGCCAAAGCACTGATGAAACCTGTACCCAATAGGATAGTGTTGCCATCAGTGATACCGCTTGGAGCGATCAAGAATGCAACTTCAGTTCTATCGTTAGATAGTTTGAAGATACCGTCTTCACCTGCGTCAAACGGACTTGTTCCACCAGAACCCCAGAAGGTTGTTGGGTCAAGAACGAAGTTGCCGCTTAGGCTGTTGGTAGCGTTAGTTGTAATAACGTTTTCACCAGACTGGTCCAACTGCTTCCAACGGAAAGAACCGTTAGCGTTGTTTACGGTCACGTCTTGTAGACCAGGGACAACGATCGCACCGTTTGCTACGGTTGTGATTGCACCTGTTGTATTGCTTGCCGCACTATAGAAGTCAGTCTCGATAGGAGCACCTGGTGTTGCCAGTGCAGAAGCCTTAACGATAACCAACTTAACACGATTTACGGCTGTTGTTGCGTTGATATAAGCCATTTGCTTTTCCTTATGCTAATGTGTAATATCTATACTCAAATTCATAGATCAACATGTCGTTGTCTATCGTAGTGGTATAGTCAAACTCTTTTCTAAAAGAATCTGGAATATTGGCACTGCGTAATGCTGTGCCCATGTAATTCAATGCTTGATCTAAGTCACTATTGCGATTCTTAGCATCAACCGCAAGATAACCACGGACGGTAGTTATCATTTGATTGATATCATCACCTGTGAGAACTGGAATAAGTTGATCTTGTTCTGTCTGCGGTTCAGCCAAATAGACCTTACGCATATTCTTCAAGTAAAGAGGATCACCACCTTGTTCAAACGGTTGTTCCTGACTGGTCTTAATGCTACCAGTTAGGTTGGCTGTTAGATAGGTAAGTAATTCTGTTCTCATCTTACTCTCACTAAGTTCTGACGACTTGGTGCCTTCTCGGCAGTAGTAATAGTACCATTGCCACTGAAGTCATACCAGTCACCTGCTTCAATAACTTCCTTAAACAATGCAGCGTATTGATCTTTGTAGAATTTAATCTTAACAACTTCAGCACTTGTTTCATTGCCAAAGTCTGCCACTTTTGGTAGTAGATATTCAGCAAGACAGAAATAGATGTTTAGATCTTTGAATTCCTGCTCTCGTGCCTTGATGTTGTCTGGATCAACGCTGGGCAACAATCTCATGTCATAGTTTAGACTTGCAACTCTACTAAACTGATATTGTTTCCACCAGTCAGTGTTCCTGATTTGTGTCAGAATACGCTGACTGGCTTGTTTTAGTAAATCATCAACGATTAGTGATGTGAAACCTTCGTTGGCTTCAAAGAATCGCTGGTCTCTAACGGTGACATCAGCATACACCGCAAAACTTATAAAGTCGCCGTTTGAATAATTGAATGACATCGTAGAGACCTTTCTTTAATTAAGCAACCAAGTCAACGTTCATGATGACACCGTGAGATGCCTGTAGAACGGTAGCACCTGCTACGCCTTTGATAGACATTTCAGTAGCACGGTCTTTAACATTACGCATTGTTTCCATGCCAATAGTACCACGCATAGCATGACCAAGAGCACTTGGAGCAAAAACGGCACAAGTAGCAACACCAGTTCCAGCGTTGTAAGGAACAAGTGGGCTCTCAATTACGCGGCAACCTGCGAACTGAGTGATGAAGTAGTTCTGTAGGATGCTGTCAGCAGTTAGGCCGCTGGCTGTGTAAGAATCAGTAGCTGTTAGGCTCTTCTTCAATTTAGCAGCAACTTGAGGGTGTAGAACTGCAACGAAAGGACCAACAAGTTTGTTTGTGCGTAGAGTTGCCACGCGGTCCATGATGTCGTCCTTACCAAAAGAAGCGATAGCGATAGCAGTAGAGCTACCACTTAGGTTAGCGAACTCAGCGAACGCTTGTGTGTCCATGCTTTCAGCAATAGCACGACCTGCATTGTCGCCAAGATCAGCAAGAACGTTGCTGTAAGAACTATCGCGTAGCATGTCGCTGACCTTACGGTAAACAACGTGTTCAGCCAAGCTGATAGTAGCACTTGTAGTACCAGTTGTGCTCAATGTGCTTGTGGATTCATCAGTGATGATCTCAGCAGCGATAGAGCTCCATACTGGAACTTGAATGCTTTTACCTGCGTTCATAGGTGCGTCAAATACGGTGACCAACTGGCGGGCAACGCTGGACTCGTAGGCCGCAAATTGTGCGGCAGCGACTAACGGTGCGTATAATTCGCTGTTAGCGTCTGTGTTTTGGAATGATGGATAAGCCATTTTTCAATTTTCCTTTAAGAATGTTTTTACCTTGTCTTCCTTGACTCGGCGTAAATTTTACGATGCTCAGGTTTTGAGAGGTCAAGTTTAGATAGATCTAATTTGTCTTTGGTAAATCCTACATTCGTCTTAGTACCACTGGTACTTGGTGTAGGTTGAACGAAGTGAGGGTTCTGTTGTAGCCATGTTTGAACAAAGTTATCAACGCTAACTGGACGACCGCCATCATCATAACGCACTTGTCCTTTTTCATCAAGAACTTCTACATCGCCGTCTTCGTTCAAACGAACATTACTGCGAATAAGAGCCTTAACTTGTTCTGGATTCACGGCACGATGACGAGCCGCTGCGTCAAGAATAGGAGTTTCCACTTTATAACTCTCTATGATCCTATCTCTCTTTTGAATCTCTGCGTCCTTCTTGGATGCTAATTCCTGGAGCACACGATCGAACTCTCCACGCTTAACTTGGGTTTCAGTCTGTTGCTTGCGATATTGAGTGACAATTTCTCTCAATTCATCGGGATCACCAAGGTCCTCGTATTTGCTTGCAACTTTCTTCATAACACTGCTGCGAGTTCTCGCCATCATGTCATCAAGTTCTTTTTGCGTATAAGTTCTTTCAGCCTGGTTTGTAGTTTGGTCAGCGGAACCAGTGTCCTCTGTATTTGCTAATGTTTCTGTATCGGCCATTATTGCCTCGCCCGATTTAACGGTGGTTAAAAAATTGACAATTCAAATTGTCTATTGTCTATTTAGTTATCGGAATTCACCAAGTTTAAGCCATTGGGAATTCAACATAACCTGCTGCCACTGCGGCATCGTGTTGTGCCTGAGTCTCCACTTCGATTTCATCCAGTGTAGTTGGATGATACATTGAATGAACCATATAACCTTCCTCAGGAGGTTGATCCTCATTCAACATTTCAATTTGTTCGTGAACGACGGGTTCTACATCAATAAGATCCAGAATTTCACGCTCAATGTTTGCTCTGGCTTCTGGATTTTGGATAGTATTGTAGGCTGTGACTAATTGTGTTAGTTCACGATCTGTGTCACGCATTTCAAAACTGCTTGGGTAAGTGATTTCACCTGACCATTCAGCACCAATGTAAGTACAGATCCATTGCCAAATTTGTTCTTCAGCAAGTTCAAGATTGGCAGCAAGTAGAGCAAGACGTGCGTTGAGCAAACTGAATTCAGTTTGGATCGCGATCCCGCTTTGTTCTCTAACTTCAGTAGCACGAACGCTACCAACGTTTGCCATACCGTCAATCATACGACGACGTTCCTGAATACTCACATAGATTTTATCAATAGGAGCACCGGAAAATTCCAAGATGTAGGGTTTAAGTTCAGGTTGTAAGTTATCAGGCAAGCGAATAAGACTGCCAGCACCTGTTCCAACGTCTGTATCCTGTGTGGCAGCAAGACTTGGGTGTGTATCAAGCCTTATACTTTCGTATATCTCACTGCCTTCGTTATACATCATTTTTTGTTGGTCAGCAATATCGTCAATAATGCTAAGGCCAACACCGCGAACAGGACTGCGTTCTGCGTATACCAAGACAAAGGGTA